AATAAATAATGGCTACAAAACGAGTTAATATAGACATAGTTGCTAAGGATAAATCCCAACAGGCACTAAATAAAGTTCGTGGTAGTTTAGATAAAGTAAAAGCATCAGTATTTAATGTAAGAAATGCATTAGCTGGTTTAGGTGCTGGATTAGTAATTCGTAATCTAGTAAATACAGGTCAAGAAATAGAATCATTACAAGTTAGATTAAAATTCTTATTTGGTACAGCAGAAGAAGGAGCAAAAGCCTTTGATAATATGGCAAAATTTGCTTCTAAAGTTCCTTTTAGTTTAGAGCAAATACAACAAGGTGCTGGAGTTTTATCTGTAATATCAAAAGACGCTAACGAGCTATCTGATATTATGGAAATTACAGGTAATGTTGCGGCAGTTACAGGTTTAGATTTTAAAACTGCTTCAGAACAAATACAAAGATCATTATCTGCTGGAATTGCAAGTGCAGATTTATTTAGAGAAAGAGGCGTCAGAGATTTACTTGGTTTTAAAGCTGGTGCTACAGTAACAGCAGAAGAAACAGCAGAAGCATTTAAAAGAGTATTTGGTAAAGGCGGTCAATTTGGTGACGCAACAGGAGAGTTAGCTAAAACATTTGAAGGTACGCTTTCAATGATTGGCGATAAATTTTTTAATTTTAAGAAAACAATTTTAGAAGCTGGTTTTTTTCCAGAATTAAAAAAACAGTTTGGGGATTTAGATGATTTTTTAGAAGAAAATGGAGAAACAATAGATAAAATTGCAACTAAAATTGGAAAAGGATTAGCACAAGCAACAAAAACAACTGCAGATACTGTAAAGTTTTTATCAGATAATTTTGAAACATTAAAAGGAGTATTAACAACTATAATTGCATTAAAAGTAGCTTCATTTTTTTATGGAATAGCAACTGCCGTAGGTGCCGCAAATATAGCATTAGTAACTTTTAATAGAACTGCTTTCGTTACAAAAGGAAGATTAGGACTATTAACTTCCGCAATGGCATTATTTAATGGCGAGTTTGGTTTAATGGCTAAATTAGAACAAGATCAAGCAGACGCTAAAGAAAAAAGTTCCAAAGAAAGTTCAAAACAAACTGAACATATGAGGAAAGCTAATGAAGTTTTAAAACAAAATAATGAAGAAAACACAAAAGCTATAGACATAATAAAAGAATATAAAAATGGTTTAGTAGATTTAAATATTCAACAAGCAAGAATGGAAGATGTTCAAACAGGAATGTCTGATAGAGATTTAGAAAAAGTAAAAGAAGTTAATAAACAAAGAAAAGAAGGTGTAGAATTTTTAAAAAAATTAAACGCAGAAAATAAAGAAGAATTAAAAATTATTGAAAAAAATTATTATGAAAAATTTACTGAATCTATGTCTAAACGATATAGAAAAGAACAAGAACTAATTAGAATTACACGAAAAGAACAAGAAGCTATGAATGAAGCATACACAAAAGCTATGCTAGAAAGAGGTCGTATTAATGATGAAGTAATGACTAAACAACAAACAGCATTATCATCATTTACAGATGGTTTTATAGAACAAATGAATGCACAAGGAACAGCGCTAGAACAATTTAATCAAGCTGGTAAAAAAGCATTTGATTCTTTTGCTGATACTTTAACAAACGCATTAATGACAGGTAAATTTGCTTTCCAAGATTTTGCTAGATCAGTAATTTTAGATATTACAAGAATAATAGCAAAACAAATGATTATGTTAGCTTTACAAAAAGCGGCAGGATTTTTTGGTTTTGGTGGTTTCTCTCTTGGTGGTTTATTAAGTTTTGGGGGTGGAAAAGCACAAGGTGGTGCAGTTCAAGGTGGTAAAGCATATATGGTTGGAGAAAAAGGGCCAGAGATGTTTGTTCCAAATCAATCTGGAAATATCGTACCGAATAATCAAATAAGCGGTCAACCAGTAACTGTAAACTTTAATATTAATACAGTAGACGCTAGAGGATTTAATGAGTTACTAGTTAACAGTAGAGGTTTAATTGTAAATATGATTAATAGTGCTGTTAATGAAAAAGGAAAAATGGCAATAGTATGAGTGGAGCTTTACCAAGTAATGATTTTAATGCACTTAATTTTAAGAGTGAACAAAAGACATTGGTATCAACAACAGATAGCGGTAAAACATTTCGTAGACAAGTTGATGGGCAACGTTGGACATTTACAGTTTCTTATCCTCTTAAAACACGATCAGACTTTGCACCAATACAAGCCTTTATAATAAGACAACGCTCACAAAAAGAAGATTTCACTATAACCTTCCCCAGCTATTTAAACGCACAGGGTAGTGAAACAGGAACAGTTTTAGTTAATGGAGTTCATAGTGCTGGCGATACAACGATTGCTGTTGATGGTCATGCTGGAGATACTGCTGGTAGTTTTAAGGCTGGAGATCTTATAAAGTTTGCTGGTCATTCAAAAGTTTATATGATTGTTTCTGATGTTACGCCTAGTTCTAATGCGTCAACATTAACTATAGAACCACCACTAACTAATGCACTAGCAGATGATGAAGGTGTAACTTATGATAGTGTACCTTTCACAGTTCATTTGAATAGTGATCTTCAAGAGTTCCAAACGAACCAAGTTGATAGTTCTGGAAATTTATTATTTAGTTTTGAATTTGATGTTATTGAGAGTATCTAATGGCAAGAGGATTAACAAGTGCTGTCAAAACAGAATTGGCAACAGGAAACGTTAGACCAATTCTTTTAGTCTATATAGGATTTGCAACACCAGTATATTTAACGAATTGTAGTTTTGATTTAGTATCAAGTGTTTCTGGTAGTTCACAAACATATACAGCTTCTGGACATTTAAGAGGAATAACAAATGTAAGTGAAAGTAATCAACCAACAAAAAATACTCTAGCATTATCTTTATCTGCTGTAGATCAAACTTATGTTGCTGTAGCCCTTAATGAAAACATAATTAACAAAGAAGTAAAAATTTGGCGTGGCTATTTAGATACTTCTAATTCATTAATTGCTGATCCATTTTTATTATATTACGGAACAGTAGATGATTTTAAAATCAACGACACAACAGATACAGCAAGTATAGTTTTAACAATTACATCACATTGGGGTCAATTTGAAAAACATAGTGGTAGACAAACTTCTAATAATTCGCAACAACGATTTTTTAGTGGAGATTTAGGAATGGAATTTACAGCATTAACAGTAAGAGATATTAAATGGGGAAGAACATGAGTAGTTGTAATTTTTATCAAGCAGAAAAAAAAGATGTTGAAGAAATTTATTCTTTATTAAAACAATTTAAATCAGATTTAATTGATTTAGATTACCCAGATATAAATGAAACAAAAGTTCGTAGTTTTATTAATTTAATGTTGCAAAGAGGAAAAATAATTTGTGTTAAAAATTTAGATACAAATAAATTAATTGGTGTTTGTATATTTTGTAAATCAAATTATTGGTGGAGTGATCAAGAAACAATGATTATTCAATTAATATATGTTGTTAAAGAATTTCGTAATTATAAATTAATGAAACAATTAATTGATAGTGTTAAGCAAGTGTCAAATAATAATCCTATTTTATTATCTATAACATCAAAATTAGAAGCAGATAAATTATTTGAAAAATTAGGTTTTGAAAATATGGGTTCTAACTGGAGATTAAAATAAATGTGTGGTTGGAATCCTATTGAAACCATTACAGATATTGTAGAGGATATTGTTGATGTTATTGTTGATATTGTTGAAAATGTTATTTCATGGTTAATAGATATTCCAGAAATTCCAGATTATGGTGATTTAAATCAAGATGCAATAGCAAAAGGTGTTTTAGTTAATAAAATATCCGCCAACGCCACAATACCAATAATTTATGGAACAAGAAAAGTAGGTGGCATTGTTTCTTTTTTAGAAACATCTGGGACAGATAACCAATATTTATATATGGCTTTAGTTTTAGGCGAAGGAGAAATAAATGATATTACATCTATATTCGTTAATGATAATGAAGTGACATGGTCTGGAGATTTAGCGGACAATACGCAAGTCACAGTAAATGCTAGTGACTCAAATTATTATAAAGCACCAGACCCAGATTCTTCCGCAGAAAGTTTAATTACAGTTGAACCACA